CTTGGAACCCAGAGTCTAAATACTCTGCAACACACCAGCGCTTCCGCGAAAACCCGCCTGACGATATTAAGATCGTAGAAATGAACTGGTCAGACAACCCGTTCTTTCCAGCCGTGCTAGAGCAGGAGCGTCTATCAGACAAACAGCGTAGACCTGATAGCTACGAGCATATATGGGAAGGTCAATTTCTCACGCATCACGATGGCGCCTATTACAACATCGAAATGCGCGATGCACGTGCTGACGGTCGTATATCAACTGTACCGTACGATAAAGCGTTACCTGTGGTTACCTCTTGGGACCTGGGTATTGGTGACTCAACTGCAATTGTGTTCTGCCAATTCTTTGGTGCTGAAGTCCGTGTTATTGACTTCTACGAAAATTCTGGCGTAGGCCTGGATCACTATGCAAATGTGCTACAATCTAAAGGATATATTTACGACCAGCACATTCTCCCACATGACGTGCGCGTTAAAGAGCTGGGCAGTGGTAAGTCGCGCTATGAGACATTGATGAATCTAGGCGTAACCCCGATCACTATTGCACCTCAATTAGGTGTAGATGACGGGATACAAGCAGTAAGATCAATGCTGGATAAGTGTTGGTTTGATGCTGAGAAGACTGAGCACCTAGTAGAAGCACTGCGTGCGTACCATCGTGAGTATGACGACCAGCGTATGACATGGAAGGGGCGACCCGAACACGACTGGGCTTCACACCCAGCTGACGCATTCCGCTATCTTGCTGTTGGCTATAGAGAACGCAGCGGATGGAAAGGTGGTGCCTTGAAGCGTGGACTAAAAGGTGTTGCTTAACTAATTAAGAGGCTAAAACATGCAATTCAACCAGCTAACGCCCGAAGAGCTTAGACTAATTAGAGAAGGTAAGCTGCCTAACCGGGCAAGCGACATTGGATTGCTAGAAGCCTTAGACATAGCAACAACGCTAGGTGCAGGCGCAGTAGCAGAAGTAGGCAGCGGATTGCGCGGTCTCCTAGGCCTGGCGTACGGCGAAGACCTTGACCAAGCCGTTAAAGGTATGGAGACTGTGCAAGACTTAGCCTACGAGCCTCGCACATACGGTGCGCAAAAAACACTGGCTAACGTAGGGACTGTTCTGGAGCCCGTAGGCACGTTTTTTGAAAACCTAGTACAATCAGCAGGCTCTAACACACTTGAAGCTACAGGGTCACCTGAGGCGGCCACAGCAGCACATACAGCAGCTGAGCTCAGCCCTGACCTTATAAGTGCAGCAGCATCAGGCGTATTCTTTCCCGTACTGCGTAAGCTGCGTAAGATTCCCGATGATTTATCTAATGTGGCCTCAACGCCACCTTTGCTGGTAAACCGCCCGCCAGAATACACCGCTACGGTTAACCCCACCTCTAATACATTCTCTAACCTAGAGCAAAACTTGCTTGACCTGCTAATGGTTGGTGAAGAGACTGGCAACACTAAGATGACGCGAGAGCAAATTGCGCGCCGTCTTAGTGGTATGGGCATGACTGAGCAGATGCTTAACGAGTCAGGCGTTAATTGGACAGGTGGAAAGCCGGTTGAAATCCGTGGCATTTTGGACGAACTTCGTGGCTTAGACCGCAACCCAGACTTGCAAACATTAGTGCAGTCACAAGAGTATGTACCACTATGGCCAGGGTTTGAGCCTAGCTTACTTGATAGCGTTAGCTCACGTGGACCTGCCACAGACATTTTTGCAGCAGAACGCAGGGCATTGCTAGAGCATCTTAGACCTGATGAAGTAGACGATATTCTTAGCGCCACACAAGGCAATCCAGATAGCCTTGAAATAGTGCTTGAAAGTTTCTTCGAAGATGATCCTGATGCAGCAGCTTCAGTCATGGCCGACGTTGAGTGGACAAGACAAGATATGGCGCGCGGGCGTAGTAACACGGACTTCGCTGCAATAGATACTCAAGTAGGCGAGCTAACCAACCAGCGTTTTGCAGCTTTTGTAGACGATCCAGCAACGGTAATGCGGCAAGATGGACGCTGGAGAAATACAATAACCGCAACACTGCGCGCACAAGGTGCAACGCCAAACCAAGCTAACAACTTAGCGCTGTGGATAGAAGAGTTAGCCCCTGGAGCAGATAATGATTGGCGTATTACCACCGCAATAGAAAGCACACTACCTCCAGGCTCTGGTGAAGAGTTCTTAGGGGCTATGCGCCAAGCATTTGAAGCAGAAGCACAGACTGAAATAGACGCTCGAATGGTCAACGGTGAATCTATTAGCACAATGGATACGCCACAAAACTTTGCAGCACGCTGGGACCAAGTTGAAGCCGAGATGCTATCAAACCAGGCCGCGGACGATCCTATCATTGAAATTGCTACGCGGTACATGAGCGCAGACACCTTAGATGATGCGCTAATTAACATAGACCGTGATGACCCCATAGGTACACTTAGTCGCGCAATTGCGGAAGATTCATCAATGGCCCAGGCTGATGAATTTATGACTGCAGTAGAAAGCTATGTGCGCCGAACAATAGGTGCAGAGCCTGAAGCGTCTGCCTTTGATATGGAATCGCCTGAGATAGCGCAGGTCATAGACGCTTTTTGGGCGCAACCACGAGCAAATCAAAGTTTTATTCTGTCTGACGCGGCTAATGCCGAGCTAGAGGCTTTTATAACTAGCCTACCCGGCAGTGACCGGCGCGTTGTGAGAAATGCAATTCGCAACTCATCCGACTCTTTTGATTTAGCTGAAAGGTTAGATGATCGTGATTTGGATGGCGATGAGATTGTTGCGGAGATTGAAGATATTGTAGGTCAAGATGCAATACAGCAGTACAGCGCACCTGATACACCAACTACAGCAGATTCAACAGGCCCGCGCGAATGGCAGTTTGAAGGCCCTAACAGCACTAGTCTAAAAGTAGTACAGCAAGCACCTAACCAGTTCAAAGCGGTTAAGTATGATGCAGACGGTCGAGTGCAAAGCGTTGTGTATGGTAGTAACCCCGATCGCCTGGCTGAAGAGCTTAACATGGAGCGCGTAGTAGGTGATGCAGTTAAGTGGTCTAAATGGCACGTAGGCACGCCTAAATACTTCCGTGAAAACGTGCGCTTAACCGATCAATCCGTGGGCGAAATTACTAATGATGAGCACTTTAATGATAAAGGGCTTATTGCACATGCCAGGGCATCAGGCCGCGATGTAGAGGGCTACGGTAAAGCATACTTTGTTGATGAGGTTCAATCAGACGCGCATAAAATTGGGCGTAGAACATTGTACCAGTCTTCACCTATACAAGAAGGCGTACGTGTCAATACCGGCGCGCAACTTCAGCAAGCGCGAGCTAAAGTAGACATACTTGATGCACAACTAAAATTATTGCAAACTGCTATTGATAACCCCCGTACTAGCATTTCGCGGTCAATTGAATTGCATGATGAATACGATAATCTGTTTGTTAAAAGACATGAAGCGGCAAAAGTAATTGACCAGATAAACGAGCAGCGCAACAAGGTTGATCGTGGCCAATCTATGTTTGACATTCCGCTTCAGGATAACAAGTGGATTAACTCTATGGTCACGCAATCGTTGAGTAAAGCAGTTGACCGCGATATGAACGGCATAGCATTTACAAGCGCTGCTAATCAGGATGCGCTGTATTTAAAACCTCTTCGAGATAAGTATAAGTCTATAGACAGAATGCCGGAAGATGTTAAAAAGCAGTATTTCGAGATGCAAGCGCTGTACGAGCAAATGTACTCCAAAACTATTCCTGCTATACTTAAAAAACTCGGGAAAAAGTACGGCGTAGAGCCAGTGCGCGTTAGGATGAGTGATCCAGCGCTTAACAAAGGTGAAGGCAAACAACATTGGTACTTGCCTATTACGCCTGAAATGAAGAAAGCAATTAAAGAGAAAGGCGTGCCCATGTATGGCAAGCTAGAAAACAAATTGCTAGATGGTGTTAGCCAGCCGTTTAAACCTGACGGCTTATTAGGCCTAGTATAGGAGATTGTGGTGGCAATATCAACATACGCAGAGCTTCAGACAGCTATTGCAGATTGGCTCAACCGAGACGATTTGACGACAACTATCCCTACGTTTATTGACCTGGCAGAGTCTACCTTCAACCGTGGGCTGCGCCACTGGCGACTTGAAAGCCGCTCTAACGCTGAGATAAATGACCAGTACCTTACGCTGCCGAATGACTGGCAGGAGACTATACGAGTCACACTG